GATGGTTTTGAATCTTACTTACAAGGAAACATCCTTAAGTATTTAGCTAGGTATAAATATAAGAATGGTGTAGAAGATTTAGAAAAAGCAAAATGGTATTTAAATAAACTAATTGAGACAGTAGGAGAAGACGAAGATGGCATCTAATATGTTACCAACTTCTTATCAGGAGTTCATACACAAGTCTAGGTATGCACGTTGGTTAGAAGCAGAAGGAAGAAGAGAGAACTGGGGCGAGACAGTTGGCAGATATGTAAACTTCATGGAGAAGTCTTTACTTGATAAGCACAACTACAAGCTAGACAAAGTTGATAAAGAGATGATGGAAGAGTACATCACAGGTCTTAGAGTTATGCCATCCATGAGAGCTATGATGACTGCAGGGGAAGCCCTTGAAAGAGATAACACGTGTGGATATAACTGTAGCTATTTGCCAGTTGATAGTCCAAGATCATTTGATGAAGCTATGTACATACTTATGTGTGGAACTGGTGTGGGATTTAGTGTGGAACGTGAGAACGTAGACAAGCTACCTATCATCAGCGAGAACATGCAGAAGTCTGACGTTGTGATTTCAGTAGAAGATAGTAAGGCAGGGTGGGCAAAAGCCTACAGAGAGTTAGTAGCTTTGTTGTACTCAGGTATGATACCATCGTGGGATGTGTCTAAGGTTAGACCTGCTGGTGCAAAGTTAAAAATTATGGGTGGTCGTGCATCAGGTGCTGACCCTCTTGTTAACTTATTTAAGTTTACCATAGAGAAGTTTCAAAGTGCTATGGGAAGAAAGTTATTTCCTATTGAGTGTCACGATCTTATGTGTAAGGTAGGAGAAGTTGTAGTTGTGGGTGGTGTCAGACGATCTGCTCTAATCAGCTTATCTAATCTTAATGATGATCAGATGGCACACGCTAAAACTGGTCAATGGTGGGAGAACGAAGGACAAAGAGCCTTAGCAAACAACTCTGTATCTTACAAGGGCAAGCCTAGTATGGAAACGTACATGAGAGAATGGTTAGCTTTGTATGAATCTAAGTCAGGTGAACGAGGTATGTTTAACAGACAGGCTGCAGATGATCAGGTAGCTAAGAATGGTAGACGACAAACAGGTCACATGTGGGGAACTAATCCTTGCAGTGAGATAATACTCAGACCTTACCAATTCTGTAACCTATCTGAAGTTGTTGTCAGAGAGACTGATGACCTAATGGAACTACGATCTAAGGTTAGGATTGCTACCATGTTAGGTACATTCCAATCAACTCTCACAGATTTAAAGTACCTGCGAAAGATATGGAAAACAAACACTGAAGAGGAAAGATTGTTAGGTGTGTCACTCACGGGGATCATGGATCATCCTGTGTTAGCTAGACACGTTGACTCTAAGGTATGGCTACAAGAAATGAAGCAAGTAGCAGTGGATACAAACAAGGAGTATGCAGATAAGATAGGGATACCAAGAAGCACAGCTATCACATGTGTAAAACCAAGTGGTACTGTATCTCAGTTGACTGATTCTGCATCAGGTATTCATGCCAGACACAATCCGTTTTATATCAGGACTGTACGTGGTGATAACAAAGACCCACTAACACAGTTTATGAAGGAAGAGGGAATACCCTTTGAGCCTGATATCACAAAACCTGATAGTGTTACTGTCTTCTCGTTTCCTATGAAATCTCCTAGTGGTGCTATCACTAGAACTGAGATGAGTGCAATAGAGCAACTTGAGTTGTGGAAAATCTATGCACTTAACTGGTGTGAACACAAACCGTCTGTGACTATTTCTGTGAAGGAAGAGGAATGGATGGAGGTGGGTACTTGGTTGTATGATAATTTTGATATCGCTTCTGGCATATCGTTCTTACCATTCTCCGATCATACCTACCAACAAGCACCGTACCAAGACATAGAGTCTGAAGATTATCTGGAGTGGAAAGGTCGTGTACCTGCTTCACTTGACTGGGATAAGTTTTCACTGTATGAAAAGGAAGACAATACGAGTGGTTCTCGTGAGTTGGCTTGTACTGCAGATGCCTGCGAAGTTGTAGACTTGAGTTCAAGCTAATGATAGAGATACCAATCAGCGAAGATTATATGCGTCATGCGAGGGAAAAGGCTTCTTCTGTTGGCATACTGCAGGGAAGTATTACAGGTGGCACTAGCAATATAGTAGGTGCGATAGGCGAGATAATTGTAGCTGATACCATTGGGGCAACTGAAGCGAACACAGTTAATTATGATTTAGTAAAAGACGGAAACCGAATTGATGTAAAAACCAAACGGTGTAATACTAGACCACAACCAAACTATGATTGCTCAGTTGCATCTCATGGAACTAAGCAGGACTGTGACAGTTATGTGTTCGTGAGGATACTGACTGATCTCAGTAAGGCTTGGATTCTAGGTAGCATACCTAAGAAAGATTACTACGATAAAGCTACCAGATACAAGAAAGGTCAAGTTGACCCAAGCAACGGTTTTACGTTTAGAACCGATTGTTATAATTTACCAATAAGTAATTTAGAGCCGATCAATGAAATCAAAAGTCAAAGCAAAACTGTTCTCGATTGAAGCGTTCCTGACTAGGGATGGTAATGTCGAAGTACTCTACGATGTAGTAAACCACGATGAGTTCGAGAAGACTATGAACTTGGGGTTACCAATGTACGAGGGAACTACAAAGGTAACCCAATTCATAAAGTTTCTTGAGTCCAAAGCTAAAGAGATAATGGACAAGTCAGGTGGGTATCTGTGATACAGTGGTGGGAGATGTGGCTAGTTGTAGCCATAACAATAAACACCACTATCAACACGATAGTATTCTTTAAGGGTCGTAAGATATCGAGGGTAAGGGATAAGCCTACACCTTCTTCTTAGCACCAACTATCCTATCAGCCTGAGTAGGTTTTGGATTATTATCCACCCCAGCTTTTACGCTTAGTAAGCCGAAGTCTTTAGTTTTTTTTTTACTGGAAGCCTTGCCACCAAGAGCATACCCAGCCATGCTAGGCTTTTTCTTAGCCATACCACCTGCCATCATACCCATGCTGAACTTCTTCTTCTCAGTCATGCTACCCATTGGGTTCATCATTGCTGACTGCCCTGTTGTAGTCTTTCTGTTTTGATCAGCAAGTCCACCCATGTTCATTTTCTTTGGAGTAGCTGTGCCACCATACATCATAGGCTTTCTCATCATTGCTCCACCACCGTACATCATACCTTGTCGTGGTCCGTTGTAATAAGTCTTCATTGTCTTCTCTCCTTTAGTTAAATTATCTGACTACTCTTCCAAGTAGTTTTTCTGTAGCAGTCAGAGGCTCTGGATTAAAATCCACCTCTCCACCTAAGTACTCAGGCTTCTTTCTTATATCAAACTTAGGACCTACAGGTCCGGGCTTAAAAAACGTTGAGCTTGGTAATAAAAGTTCGTCATCTCTTCGTACTTTCATGGCTTCTCTATCTATTGCTCCCACTATGTACCCTTTTTCTTCTCCTTCTTTGACCATTTTTTCATAGCCACTAAATAAACCATCCCCTGACTTATCCACTCCTCTGTTTGGATTTAGGGCTGAGTTCTCTGAACCTTCATACTTAACAGTTTGCTTTGCAACAGCGTTAGTCATCAATTGTAAAAAGTTTGTAGCAAGTTTCTCTGTTAAAGGTTGACCTGATTTCATTATCTTAATAACGTGTTCAGCAATCTCTGGGTTATTTATCATAGCTTCGTAAGCGTTAAACTTTCTCATTCTCATGGTTTGTAAGACTGCTTCAGTTGCAACGTATTTAAAAGAAACAACTTCTCTAGCCATAGAATACACTCTACTTATATATGATTCTACAGATAACCCTCTAGGTATACCAGTTAACTTTACTCCAGAGGATGATCCCGGAGACCTGCCTGCTACCAAAGCTGAGATAGCTTTCATGTTCTCGTAGAGTTCATCACTTCCTGATGCTCGATTAAGTATTTCTTTTATGTGCTTAGCTTCAAAGGTTATATTATCAAGGTCATTTGCCCCACCTAAACTTTTCCACATTGCTTCAGGGTTAATCTTAGTAGGTATTGCTCTCGCTGCTGTACCTGATGCACCCATAACAGGTTGTACTGACTTTACCCTTATGAATTCCATAGTTTGTCTTGCAATCATTTTGTCGTACCTATTTACTTCTTTAATAAATTCTGGACTTCCTTTTACAATTCCTCTACTACTTAACTCTCGTATGTGAGAATTTCTAACACTATCTAGTTCCTCTAATCCAAATTCACCCTTAGAAAGAGCTTTTGCTATTCCCTCTGGTGAATTTACGTCAGAGTATTTAACTGCCATGTCCATCTCTTGTAGTAATAGCTTGGCTTCTTTACTTTCTGGGCTACGGTATACATCAACTTTGTCACGTACTGATTCAAGGGCGTTCTTAACTGCAATTTTAGCATTTTGACTTACCCTAGCTAATTCTTCTACCCCCACTGTATCAAACACTTCATCAAAATCTGCTTCGCTAAACATCTTAACAGTTTTTCCATCTTGTGTTTTAACAGTTGCACTTCTCATTGCCCTGACAACTTCCATAACAGTTTGTTCATCGTTCTTTCCTACTAGCATACGACCATCCATAACGTCTGTGCTAGTCAAAAATTTCTCTCTAAACACAGGACTATCACGTAAGTCTAGTACTCCTTTACCACCTACAGTACTTCTCATAACCAGTAATTTCATGTTATTTTTCATTAAAAACTTAAAATTCTTAGTACCACTTGCTTCCTCAAAAAACTCGTAGGATACTTTCTCCCCTCCTTTTACTCTTGAGCCACCAAACACAGATGCCATATCAGATATAAAATTGGTGCTTAGCCCAATATCATCTCCTGCCTTTAAATATTTATCCATCTCACTAGCTACCCAGTTAGCAGGGTCAGCCCCTGTTGCGTATTGAGTTTGACCTTTACTTTTACCTAGTACATGACCATCCCAACTACCCCCAACAGTACCATTATCGTATCTCATTGCGTGGTCTTCATAAGCTCCTTTAACTAACCTGTAGTCATCCATAGTCTTTTTAGCCACAAGAACACCACCAGATTCGTCAAAGAAACCAACCCTAAAGCCTGTTTCTGAGTTCTCTGCTGCATCGTACATGGATTTTCTTAACTCTCTAATAGGTAAAGACCCTCTAGTTCCAGACTTCTTGTATATTACACTAGAAAGACCAGACGCTACCAATTCAAAATCAATAAAATTTAGAGGCAACTGCATTATATTTTTACCAGCTGCAAGGCTTTCATCCTTTAAAGCTCCCCATATCTCTAGAGATGTAGCGTTTGGGTACTGAGTTTTAATTGCATTAATTGCTTCTGTTAACTCTGGTCTTTTATTAAAAAACAAATCGGCAGCATCGTTAAGAACTCTTCCCATTTGTGAGTTTTGCACAGCAGATAACTTAGTGCCACCCAGCCTTTTAGCTGCATCTGTACCAAGTAACAAGGAGTCATTTACTTTATCTAACAACGTGTCAAGAACCCCAGAAGCATCCATGTAGGTATCTTTATTTTGTTCTCTTAGAACGGTAAATCCGTGTGATGCTTTTTCGTAGCTTTTTTGTTTTGTGTGTGCGTAAGCCATACCTGTTATCGTAGACATCTCTTCTGAAGTTTTCCTTTTAGCGTTAGTAGCAGCACTAGTTAACTCATTTATTGCCTTGTCAAACGTAGCTAAACGTATGTTTGCTTCATCAGCTATCTGTTTAGCAGATTTACCTAGAGCCAAGTCCATTTGTTTACGAGTTAAATGGAGAACCCTACGTAGTTCCCCATTATTTTGTAGCACATTCGCCCCTATGTTAGCCCCGTTTGCTTTTAACAATAGCAGGGCTTCTGAGTTATCTATACTACTATAAAACTCATCTATCTCTGTCTTTAAAGAAGTTTGACTATCCCTTGTGTAAAGCTTCAATCCTTTTATAAAACTTAAGTCTGCTTCAGTAATGTTAGGCGAAGTCTCAAGGGCAGATAATTTATTAATAGACGTTGCCAACTCATCATTCAATTGCTTTTGATCTATAAGTTTAGTTTGTAATTCAGTAAACTTGTCAGAAAAGTTTGTGACATCCCCTGACTTTATAGAGTTGTTTGCATTACCTGTAGTTTGTTTTAATATATTTAATACATTTATATTTTCTATAGTTTTTGAAATTAAGTCTGGGGAATTAATAATAGGATTATTTTGTGCATCTCTTAGCGATAACAGCCTATTTTCTATAGCTAAAGTTTGAGTTACGCCCTGTTCAAATTCAGCAGCTAAACGTTCATTCTTAGCATACAAATTACCAACAAAGTCTTCAGCTATTTTTTTACTTGCAGAACTTACGCCATCCGATGTTCCTGCTGCGTACTTATAAATGCCTGTTAAGATGCTTCTCATACTTCCTGAACGCCCAAGAATTACTTTTTCACCGTACAAACCTAAAGCAATACCTCCAAATTCAAACATAGTTTCACTTTGTTCAGAAAAGTACTCTTGATGCGTGTGCTTAGAAAGACCTACCCCAATAGCAGGAAACGCTTCTGTCTTTATAGCGTTTAAAAATTTCTTAGGGACTCTAGACATTATCCACATATCTCTTTTTCTAGCTTCATACCCTGCTAATACATCAGACTCTTTTTTAAATTGTTCGTTGAAAGCGTTGTTGTTAAGTCTTCTGTCGTACATCTCCTTAACTCTTGTTTTTTGAGCTTTAATTATGTTGTCTATATCAGTGGTATCTATTTTTCTAGAGTAATTTTTCATTGTTGAAACAGAATTAATTGCGTCTATAGTGCCAGACTTTTTCCAACTGTTTAAAAGGGGGCTATTAAATCCTGTTTCAGCGTACCCAGTTAACATACTGTCGTAGCTGTCCCCAGTTTTTATAGCCTTTTCAAAACTCTCCTCAAAAGTTTTACCACCATACTTATTCTTTACAAACGTTTTAAAGCCTGAGTTACGTAGAAATACCGAACCCAACTTACCTAAGCTTAATGCACCTGCAACTGGTAGCCCTGCTACAAACTCTCTCTTTATAGGAGCAATCCAATCTGGACTCCAGTCAAGTATTCTTTCTGCAGTTTCTACATCTATACCTGTTCTTTTAGAAAATATTTCAGGACCATAGTCTAGGTGTGAAGGTGGAATTTTAAATGTTTTTAACCAATCAGGAGTTTTATCTGTGGGTAACCCCACATTACCAAGTTGAAATATAGTATTAGCAGCCCCTTCAAGTATGAAAAGACTTAAGTTACCTGCTAATCTTGGTATATCCTTAGCGTAGTTTACAGTTCTAAAGGATTCTAAAGATTCATCTGTGTTCATAAACCCCCCCGTTGCTTGGGCTTTTATCAACATAGCCTTTCCATACTCAGGTATGTTTGTCTTTTTATCCAAGAAGTTTTTAAACAACAAGGCAGGGTTTTCGTAGTCCACTACAATCTTACCCTTTTCTCCGGGTTTACCAAACATGGGAGCTTCTGGCATGTTCACTCTGTTACCTTCTAGGTCAGTATAAAACTCTTTGCCTTGAGGTAAACGCAGAGGGTCTTTTTTGTCAACTACGGGTTGGGAAAATTTATTCAAAAGATTATTGATTGGTAAGTTAATTACGTTAACGTTTATATCAGTGTCAGTTTCTGATTCTATGTATTCTAATTGTCTAGCTTGGTTTTTTGTCATAGCCTTTATTTTATCTTCGTATGTCATGCCTTCTGCAAAAGGTACAAATCTAGATTCGTCTCCAGAAGCAACGCCCTCGTCTAGATATTTAACTGAACCTGCCTTGATCAATTCATTATATTTATCTTTAGACACAGGAATAAAACTAGAATTAACTGCTTTGTTATTTTCAACGTATTCATCGTAGTACGTTTTAAAAGCTCTGTACCCCGTTGAATTAGTTATGTTAGCACGAAGTTCTTCAGGTCTGTCACTAGCTCCTGTAAAAAACCTTTTGTCGAGGTCTTCAGCACTACTTTCATCAGTGTTTACAGTGTCTAAAAAAGAGTAATCTTTATCGGAATCAGTTTTGTTTTGATCTACTAAATTACTTTGTAAATCTTGAACGAGAGATCGTGTTGCCATTGATGATTACCTCTTTATTATCTTATTATTTTCTTAGTTACTTTCTTTTTACCTTTAAGAAGGTTCTTTTTATTCTCGGGGGTAAGGTCTAACTGGGGGTTTTGGTTTATTGTTTCTTTTTCTTTTACTTCCTCCCCAGATATAGACACCCCTCTATCATTCGGGTCTTTTATGGCACTTATTAAAGTTCCTAACTCTCCCCTGTAGGCATCCATCATAACTAAAGCAGCTCCTGCTTCAGCAACATCCCCCCTAGATATCATTTCAAATATAACCTTTTCTTTTTCTGCTAACTCGGCAATCTTTTGAGCCACTATCTTCAAACTTCTAGGATTTTCAAACAAAGTTTGTTGTAACGCTTGTGCCGATAATTTTACATCGCCATCGGATAATCTTACTGCACTTCCCCCTGCGTTTAAACCTCCCCCTGCATCTTGAGCCATAGTTGCTATGTCGAATACCATAAGAGTTGTTGTGTATCTTAACAAAGCATCATTTGCAATTTGGTCTTTTGTTTTTATTCCGTTCTTAGCTTGGGCAGCAGTTACAGTTTCAGGTGCAGCTTCAATGTCTGCACTTAAAGTATTTATACTGCTGGTTAATTCTTTTGCTGTTTCTCCAAATTCATTCTTTCCAGACTTGTAACCTGTTATTCTAGTTATTAATTGCTTAGCCTGTTCTGCAAAACCAGTTGTCCCAGCTTGTATTCTAGCCGCATAACCAGTTCCTGCCCCTGCATCAACAAGAACTATAACCTCG